CATATACATTATCAAATTCTTCGCTAATTAGTTTTTTAATTTTATCAGGAGCTTCAACATTTTCAAGGTCTATTTCAAGACTTTGTTTAAGTTCGCTACCACTGATTGATTCATTTACAATATCTTCGATTGCAGCATCTACTTCAGGATGCATTGCATTACCACGATATTTCATTATAAGCTGATAGTTATCTTTAGAGTCGTCGTCACCGAGATTCAGGTATTGTCCATAGTGTGCACCTGATGTAGTTGCATAACTACCACCTTCATCATCCCTTGGAGGGACAATTGAAGGAAGCTTCATTTCTTCTTTTTTCTTGGCACGTTCAATTTCGAAACCGAAAAGATTAATGCCTTCTGACCCTGATTGTTCTGCCATTATATTACCTTAAACTAGAGAAGAGGAGTCGACTTAAATTAGCCGACTCCTTCTATTTATGTGTGTTTAACTAGTGGTATTTGATTCGTAGTACTGGTATGCCCAGACACAACTGAATCTTTCAATATTATCATTGTCACCATAACTTAATGCGATTTCTGACAGATCCTGAGGATATGCACCACGGAAGGTGTATGTCTTCAATACTGATGAATCACGATCAAGTTGCTCAACCTTTAGATCTGCTTCGTATGAAATTGGTGAAGTAAGACCAGTATTAGCACTGTGTGCATTAATACCATTCATCCAACGCTCAATTGCATCACGGATTTCAAATCCTGTATCATTGATGATAGTTGTATTCCATTCTGCGAATGTTCTATCACCAGCCATTTTGAGGATACGACCTCGGAATGGTACTGGAATGATACCAAAAGTTGATCCAGGAAGTGATGCTGCTTCACATAAGAATGAAGTTAATTCTGCATCACCGTTTGCAAAACCTGGATAGTTAATAGTTACCTTAAAGAGGTTAGGACGAGCCCCACCGCCTCTGAGTTTTGACTTAAAGTCATCTACGCCGAGTACAGCCATTTTATTTTACCTCCCTAAACCGTGCCAACTACTTCTTCAAAGTCAACACCTGTTCTAACTGCTACAAAGTTCAATGTAACAAAGTTGATAGAACGTGCTGGTTTGATGAAGATGTTTGCGATGAATTCATTACGATCAACAATGTGTCCAGGGTTATTTGTTTCATCACAGACTACACGGAAGTCTGTAATACCACGTCGACCTTTTACTTCCCGTAGGACAGGTTCGACAATGTTAACAAATTCTGCTCTTGTAAATTCATCGTTGAATTCAAAGAGTACTTGTTGAGCGGCTCTACCGATTGCTCTTTCAAGTACTAGGAATAAACGACGTACGTTAATACGATCAAACGCGGATGGACGTCCGAGTGCTGTCTTATCACCGTATAGAAGTGTTCCTTGACCTGGAATGTTTGCAATTGGGTTAACGTCTACTTTATATAAAGTATCACGCTGTGATTTATTTGGTGTATATGCTAGACCTGTAATACCCAAATACTGACCACGTCGTTGACCTGCAGGAGAGAACCAAGGTGCTCTATTCAGATCTGTAGCAGCCATGATACCAGCAGTAGATGATGCAGCCGGAATATGGATGTATTGGTCATTATACTTGTCGTAAATTTTCAGATAGTTATTATCTGCAACAAGATAAGATGAATTTGTAAATCCATTTGCTGTTGTAACCACATTAGTTACCGCTGCAGCTGCAGAGGTTTGGTTAACAACATCACTTCTTGCTGGTGAAGCTACAACAACACAATCTTTACGTAGAGATTGAGCAGTTGAAACGAGATCATTCACAACAGTGATTTGATCTGTGCTTGATACCATGCCAGGAGCAATAAGGAAATCAATTTCAACTTGATCTGCATCTTCCATAAGATCAAATCCTGTTAGTTGCTCGGATGTACCAAGAACTCCTGAATTAACACCTAATGAGAAATCGTGGTTTGATACTGCAATGTTTGCAGCACTTTGAATAAAGTTATCACCGGAATCAATATCTGTTCCTGCGCCTGATGCAGTAAAGTCTGAATCAAAGCCAGCCATCCAAACATATTCGGAACGTTCGTTAATTACGTCTTTAACAAAATTATTTGTTCCATCTGGATTTTGTGCATTCTTACCAACTGACATGAATGGGAATGTTTCTAGAACTGTACCGGATGTACCAGTAAATTCGCCATTCTTATCAACAACAACTACATGAACTTCATCATTTGTTGCCGTTCTGTTAGTTGCGTAAGTTGATGTTGCTGGAGCCTTATCGAAACTGGAAGCATATGTCCAATCAGTAAAGGTTGTAGATAATGCTGAATCAGCAGGACAGAGTGATACACGAATTGAATTACCTAGATTACCTGGGTATTTCGCAATAAATGTGTGTAAATCTGAATCGAGAGCTGCTTCTTGATTTTCGAAATCGTTTTCATTTTTAACGAGTTCTGCTGGAGTGCTAGCAGCTGCTGTTTGGCCAAGAGATGATACTGCATTCTTAGCGACTGAAGTGACCTCACGCACAACCTGTAACGCACTTGAATATCTCAAGAAATACGATGCTGTGTGGAAGTCTACGGTGTTAGCTGAGTCTGGTGTAGCAAAGTTATCGACAAGAGTTGCTTCATTATCGATTTTAACTCTTTGCTCAACAGGACCCCAACGGAAGTTACCAACAATTGCTCCGGTAGTTGACTGAACGTTTGGAACGCCACCAGTCAGATCTATTTCCTTCACAACAACCGCTGGACTTTCTGACGGTGTGCCGAGTGCCATAGTTTTGTAATCCTTCTAAACTAATTATATGTTTTCATAATACGGTTG